CCCCTAGGATATTCTGTAAAAGCTGTGCTCTCATAGCATAATGTCTCGCTCCTACTGGTCTTAACTTACCTCTAGAAGTTAAATCTTCTTTTGTTATAGATAAGAAATCTATTACTCCAAGATCATCATCCATAACTCTAGTTAACTCAGCAGTATCTATATAATGTCTAGACATTTCTAACATCTTATTTAAAATAGGTTCTAAGAACTCTCTTTCAAATCTATTAACTTTATGTTGGAAAATTCTACTTGCTGCATTTTGTAATTGTTGTACTTCAAAAGCAGTTTTTTCTCCAGGAGTTCTTATACCCATAGCTTCTTTAGGGGCTCCAGCCATCTCTTCCATTACTTGAAGCAATGCTGCTATCTCATTATTAACTTGAAAAGCTGCAGGATTAGGAGGCATAGCTACTACATCTCCATCTTCAGGTACATGTATTGTTTCTTCAGGTCCCCAAGTAAATGGTTCTACATCACCTTTAATTTTTAATGGTGGATGTATAGTTAAATCTAATGCATCAGCTTTAAGATTTTCTAAATGATCTACTCTATATTGCATACCAACTAGATTATCTAGTGGTCCCATAGCATATATATTATCTGGACGTTCTCTCCATCCAACATGATTTTTAGTATCTTTACCTAACCAAGAAGGATTAGTTTCATTTTTAAGAATATAACTTCTATCAATAATAGTAATTACTTTATTTTCTTCTAATTCTCCAGTAGCTTGATTATAATAATCCCCTTCAAACTCTAATAATTCAACCATACCAGATTGATAGTATTCTTGTAAAGAACCAAATCCATCTACTAAGAAAGCTTCCGCTTTATTAATATCTTCTTTTCTAAAAGAACTAATTGATTGTCTAATCTTTACTACTTTATTAAAAACAGTTTGATTATACTTTAAATCAGGACGATACTTAAGATCTTTTTTTAGTTCCCCAATAGATTTTATATATCGAGTAAATTTAGGAGATTCAGAAAATGAAGGTGCTGTAGGATTAAAAACAATGTCAAATGGAGAAACCCTAACTAATTTTGGTCCTCTATATGTAGTTATTATTTCATCTGATACCTCATCTAAATGATGTTCATCTACATAAGTTACTTCAGCAAAGGAATTACCATAATCAATATAATCATAAACAAGACTGGATATAGTTTCTCTAAATCCAGACTCTCTTAATTTATTTGACATATATGCTTGAATGGCTTTTCTTTTATCTTTTGTAGAAGCCTCTAAATCATAACCTTCCCACTTCATCCAATCGTCATTTGGAAATAAAGCATCTAAATAATTAGCATGTAAGTTATCTCTAATTTGAGTAAGTTTAGGTACAGTAGTTTTATTTTTCCATGGTAATATAGAATTAGAAGTAGTTGTAGTATCTGTAGCAAATAAATAATTTCGTAATTCTCTCCACTCAGCCTCTTTTGGGCTTCTTTGTATATACCATTGATTATATAGCCCAGCTAAAGTTCTAGCCATGCTATCTCTATCAAGTAAATCTCTAATTTCTGCTACTTTTCCTGCCATATTAATTCCTTAATTAAAACTCACTCCACCAAAACGGTTATGAGTCATTGTTTTTTTATTTAGTCCTAAGTTCATATGAGCTCTTAGTTTAGGTACTAAAGATATTGCCATTGCATTTGATAGTGCATCTTTAATGTCATCATGAGGTGGGTGTACCATTACAAGCTCTTCTTCTAATGTTTGACAGTTACCACCTTTATAATGCCATACTTGTAGGTTATCATACTTAGGTTCAAGTACTGCTCCTACTCTTTGTGCTTTATCTCCTAGATGTCTAGTAGGTCTAAACTCATCTACAGATAAAGGTATTCCGTTTGGTTTAAGATAACTGTCTTTTAGTTCTTTTACGATAGTCTGTTGTGCTACTGTTATCTCTGCTCTTATCTTTCTAAAGCCCCATTTTTCCCAAGCGTGTAAAATATGTGTATAATAATCTACAATCTTTTCTGTTTTAAATCTATCTATATCTAGTACATAATAATTAGCTTGATGGTCTACACCAACAACTACTAAAGCAGTATAATCAGCTTGTTTTCTTAATGAGAAAGCAAAATCAATAGCAGCATAAACATTTAATTTTCTATCTCTTATATACCAGTCACCTTCTTTATTTGTTACATTAGATTTATCAAAGTATTGAAAATTTTCTTTATTAATCCTGGCACTTTCAGTAGTATTTGGATCATTATAGTACTGTGCAAAAAACTGAGTTGTATCAATATATTTTGCCTTAATCCTAGCCAACTCTTTACTATCGAATCCAAATGCTTTTCCATCTTTCCTTGTCCTTTTAGCCCATAAAAACTCTCCGTCTGTTTCTACGACTCGTTGGAACAATTCGTATACTTCCTTCTCTTCGAGTACTTCTCCTTCATCATCATAATATACTTCTTTCATATTAATCATAGTATCATATATATCACGGGGATGATACCTAGTTCCTACAACCCATTCCTGTGCTCCTGGATTTTCAATAGAAGCTAACTGTGAATAGGCATTCTCTACTTTCTCTCTACCTTCTTCCGTATAGGCATTCCCTGGTACAACAATGTCATCAAGTACGACAATATCTGCGTGGAAGCCTGTAGTATTACTAGTAAGACCAACAGCTTTACAAGTAGCATCTCTTATTCCCTCCAGTTTACGTTGAGGATGGTCAACAGCTATTTCAGCTACTGCCCACCTCTCTCGTTTCCCTTCTTCTGGGTGAATCATATCACTCCAGTATCTACGATAGATTGATGAATCTATTATCTGTTTAATTGCATATAACTGTTTCTCTGCTAAGTCAGCTGTTGCTGATACATAAAGAACAGTTGTTTCAGGATGCTTAGTTATCCACCAAGCAGTCCTATAAGCAGCTAGTTTACTCTTCATATGTCCACGAGGAAGTAATACTAACTGATTATCTTTAGCTTCTTGTCTACTCCACCATGATATAAGTTCTTCATGTAATGCACCATACAATATATGTGGAGCAACTAACTTAATAAATGTTATAAGATCCGCTTCTGCTGCTTCTCTTATTAAATCATTTTTCAATTACAGTTTACTCTTTATCCAAACCCATACTCTATTCTTTAACCAAGATGGTATATCTTTTAAGCTTTTAGGAGCTAAATCTTGATATGTGTTTATAATACTATAGTATAATGTAAACCAATGAAATTCTAAATATTCTTCCCAAATGTATAAAATAATAATAATATATAATAGATGTTCCAATTACTTCTCCTCAGTTGTTAATGCTATCTGTAGTTTTAAAAGAAAAGCTTCTTTACCTGTATTTAGTTGATCTAAATTAAATAACAATTGATTAGTCTTTCTTTCTAAATCACCTATATGTTGAAACATTACTGTTTGTTCTTTATTTAAATCTTCTACAAAGTACTCTTTCCCTTGTAACTCAAATGGTGTTTTTTTGGTTTTTGCCATTTTTATTTCTCCTTAAAATTAGTTATTGCTGCTTTAATTGCATCTTCTGCTAAAACACTACAATGTATTTTTACTGGCGGTAAAGCTAGTTCTTCTACAATGTCTGTATTTTTTATATCCTGTGCTTCTGTTAATGTCTTACCTTTTAATAATTCTGTAACTAAACTACTTGATGCAATTGCTGAACCACATCCATAGGTTTTAAATTTCGCATCTGTTATAACATCATTATCTACTTTAATTTGTAGTTTCATAACATCACCACAAGCAGGAGCACCTACCATTCCAGTTCCAACATTAGAGTCAGACTTATCAAAAGAACCTACATTTCTTGGGTTCTCATAATGGTCTAATACTTTTTGACTATAAGACATTAGACTGCGAAACTACTTCCACAACCACAAGATGCTTTAGCACTAGGGTTATGTATTTGAAATTGAGAGCCTTGTAATGACTCTTTATAATCTATTTCTGCTTCTTGTAAATACTGTAAACTCATTGGGTCTACCAAGATAGTACAATCATCTTTCTTAACTTTTGTATCATCTTCATTAATTTCTTCATCAAATGTAAAACCATATTGCATACCAGAACATCCACCACCTTTAACATAAACCCTTAAATTAATATTAGGATTATTTTCTTCAGCTAGTAAATCTTTTATTTTAATAACTGCATTATCAGTAAGTGTCATTATTCTAGGGTAAATCTTTCCAAACTGCTTCTGGTATTGGAGGTAAAGCACCCTCACTATAATATGATGTTTTACCTATTAACTCATTTCTTACAACAAGTCGATAAGCAATAAATAACTCTAAACAATAAGGTGTTATAGCTACATCTGGTAAAACAGAATAATCTGTTTCTGCTAGTATGGCTTTACACTCTGCTTTATATTCTGGTGTTATCATAAAATTTCTCCCATAACTATTTCTGTTGGACTTATAGCTTTACCTACTTTACCTATACCAACACTTGTGTCTGTGGTTAGTTGTCCATCATAAGTGTCTGCTATATAATAGTTTGACCCTGTTGTTAATCCAGAATATCCAGTAACAAGACCACCTATATTAACTGGACTAGTTGTTCCTGCTGATGCAGCTGCACTAGCTACTCCACCATATTTAAATCCTGGAGTAGAATAAGCATTTACTGTATATAAAAATGTAAAGTATGCTGTACCAGTATAGCCAAAAAACATCCATATATCACTTGCGCCTGTATATCTCATATTCCATATCACCTTAGTAGAGTATTTAGATTGCTTTACTCCTGTTCCAGCAATTGTCCAATCGGCATTAAGTCCTACAGAAACAGTACCTGCTAAAGAAGTATTTGAGCCTGAATATGATAAGATTAACTCTTTCCCAGTGGAGTCTTTTTGTTTAATATCATTAACCACAAAATCCAAAGTCGGAGTTGTAAGTGTATCAATTAAAGTTACAGAGGATGCATCCGCAGCAATAGAGAATGTTTTTAGGTATCTTACATCTGATGTATTTCTATAATAGTAAAGCAGATGAGTAGCATCCAAGTAATGAACTATTCCACCATCTTTAAAGTCCGATACTAAATCAATATCTACAGCGGCAGCAGTGGTTGGAATATGAGTAGTACTATCAATTACACAATACCTTAATTTATACCCATCAGCAGACTTCATCATTCTATTTCCAGCTGCATTAAGTCGAGAAAAAGTATACTCTTGTGCTGAATATGCTGGGTAATCACCAACAGCTGCATCAAAGTTAGCTTGTGCTGAAGGACTCGCAGTAGTAGACCCTGTTATACCTGATGCTGAGTTATACCACCAATTACCATAAGTATATGCTGCCCCAGCAAAAGCTGACCCACGAAATTCTTCTGGACCAACTCTAGCGAAGCCGCCATGTCCATGACCAGAACCTGATAGAATTTCTAATGTAGAGCCATAACTAGTTGGAGCTCCTGTGCTTGAATTAACTTGTACTCCTTGAAGCTGGACCCCTGATTGAACACCATCAATCCTAGCTTTGTGGGCTACTACAAACTTTCCATCAGGCATAGCATATATGCTGCCTGCAGAAAATCCTGGTGTACCAGATGCAGCTAGTGTTAATGTCATAACTAATGGTGTGGCATTTTCTACAAAGATACCAGAACTAAGATAAGCACCATATATAGAGGTTGTCATAGCACCACTCGCAAATACGGATGTCATTCTTAATCTTACTGTTCCTGGGCTTACAGACATTGCTTCTGGTATAACTCCACCTTCAACATTAGAAGCTAATGTTCCAATATTTGGATATACACCAACAGAACCATCTGTAGCTGTAGATACTGCTCTTCTAGCTGTAAGTGAACCTCCTGTTACTGTTCTAGTTGATTGAAGCGTTGCAGGTATGCCTGAAGCTGCAGTTTGAAAAGTTGGTACTGCATCAGCTCCTGCTGAAGTCAATACTTGTCCTGCTGTTCCTGCTGGTACATTAGCTGGGTCGCCTGATGTATCATAAGTAATTAACTCACCATCTGTACCGCCAGCCATTTTAGCTAGAGTAACTGCATTATTTGCAATAGTAAGACTTGTTGCACCTGTTACATCACCTGTATGTGTAGCATTAGTTATTTTAGATGTGTTAGCTGTAATAGCAGAAGCTTGTCCACCTGTAATTCCTGTCTTTGCGGTATTAGCAGTTATTTCTGTATTAATTGCGTTAGCTAATTTATCAACAGTAATTGCATCATCTGCAATTTTAGCTGTAGCAATTGCTCCTGTAGATAAGGCACCAGTAACATCAGCACTTGTTAATGTTATTGCACCTGTTCTTGTATTAAAAGCAGTTACTGTTCCTGTTACTGAGAAAGCTGCTGCTTGCCATGCTGAACCATCCCATACATATAATTGAGCAGGAGCATCTGTATCATAATATAAAGTACCTGTAGTAATTGTACCTGTAGGTGCTGCACTTGAGGCTCCTCTATATAAGTCAGCAAAACTATTTACACCAGCTACATTAGCTGCTACAGTTGCAAGATTAGCTACTACAGTAGCTGTTCCTAACGTATTCATATCAGATACAACATCAGCTGTTCCTAATGTGTTCATGTCTGTTACTACATCGGCAGTACCTAGAACATTCATATCAGTAACTACGTCAGCAGTTCCTAAAATACCCATATCTGTTATAACTGCGGCTACTCCTAGTAAACCCATAGCAGTAACGTTAGCAGCAGTTCCTAAGAGATCCATATCTGCAATTACAGCAGCTGGAGCTAGAGCAGCAATATCAGCTAGTTCAGAAGCAGAGGGAACAAATATAGTCCATGCAGCTGCAGCAGTCCTTACACTCATTACATTAGAAGTTGTATTCCAATAGAGAGCTCCTGTTATTAAAGCATCTCCATCATTATCTACAGTAGGTGCAGAACTTTTAGATCCTAAATATCTATCATCAAAGCTATCATAA